ATCGGCGGGTTGGTCGGGGGTTTTCGGCGGGATGCGAAATTCAAGGTTCGCGCCTTTAAAGTCTGGATGTTCGGGGTCGGTGCGGCCTCGGTAGGCGGATACGTCGGCATATACTTGCGCCTGTTGGACGTCTGAAACCGCAGGCCGCGGCCAATCGCCGTCTTGCAGCGCGTCTTCAAACCAATACGTTTCAAATTCCAGTGCAAACACACTGACGGCGTCTTGCTCCATTTGGCGGCTGAACAGGCTTTTGGCCGCACCCGGTTGCAGACGGCCTATCTGCAAGCCCAACGATTGATTGGTCAGCAGGTGGCGGACGGTCTGCATCAGGCGGTAGGTGCCGACATCATGGCGGTGCAAGCCGCCGAAACGGCTGTCTGCCTCGCTGCCGCTGGCACGGTCTCCCACCAATACCGTGAATTGGCCAATCGCTTTAAAACGGCTGCCGCGCGTATCGTGGCGGACGGTGTCTTTGATGCCGGCAAACATGATCCACACGGCGGGGAACTGGTTGACCACCTGCGCCAAACCTTCGCCGTCAAACTCGCCGCCGTAAGTAAAGACACCCGTTACCATTTGGCCGAGGCCGTCTGAAAGCCGTTGCCTGATGGCTTGTTCAATAGACGCTATCACGGCCGAACACCTTTTCCTGTGTGGTAAACATCACACCGTTGCCTTGCACGGCGGGCTTTTCGCCTGCGGGTTCGGTAACGCCCAAGCCGACTTTCCCCGCCGCCACCAGTTGCAGGAACTTCACTGCCGCTTCATAGCGGTGCACGATGTCTTCGGTAAGCTGCCGTTTGCCGGTACACAGGCGGTACACCGCAATATCGCAGCAATACACGGTTAAAATGCGCAGCGGCTTGGGCAGCGGCAGGGTATAGCGGTTCATCAGATAGCCGTCGATTTCGGCGGCGGCATCATCCAAAGCCTGCCGTGCAATGGCTTCGTCCACCACGCCCTTGCGGGACAAGTCGGTCAGGCCGGTGATGGTGGCTTCGCCGAAACGCGCCACCAAATCGGCAACGGCGGCGTAACTCATGCTGCATCCGTCGGCAGGGCTTCGCGCGCTTCGACCATACGGTCGCCAATCAGACGCTCGAAGTCGGCGGGTTCGAAGTCGGCACGGCGCACAAACGTCCAGTGCGGCTGTACATGGTAGCCGGCGCGGAAAAACGCATGGCCGTGTTTGCTCTTAATCGCCACCACTTCGGCATCTGCGGCGGGTGCTCCGCTGCCGGTATAAAAGGCGGCTTCCGCTTCAGGTGTCAAAGTTTCGCCGTCTGAAATGCCGCCGGGTGCAAGGCCGGCTTCAAGCAGTTTTTCCAATTTGGCATTGCGCCCTTGCGCGGCGGCCAACTCTGCCTGCGCCGCCTGAATTTCGGCATTGGCTTTGTCTAATTCGGCTCTCAAGGCTTCAATCTCGGCCTGCAAGGCAGCGGTTACGGTTACCTCTTCTGGTTGGACGGTAACGGTAGCGCCGACTTCCTGTTCGTTTTTTTCTTTTGCCATTTTCTATCCCTTCCGGCGGGCGGTGCCCGCCTGTTCGTTACAGCAACCAAGGCGATACGATGACTTTCGCCTTGCCTTTGTTCGGGTTGTACGCGCCGTTGGCCAAGCGGTCGCCTTCCACCAGCTCTTTGGCCGCGTTTTCCAAAGCAGGCGGTACCAGCAGCACATTCGGGCGGATGGCCAGCGGTCTGCCGCCGTCGCCTTTCAGGCTCACCATCGCGTTGTAGGCTTTCTCGAAACCGGCAGCGTCCAGTTTCTCTTGCGATTTCGCCGCCATCTGCCAGAAGCCCAGGCCCACGTTGCAACGGCCGTCCACGCCGTAGCGGTATTCGTTGCGCATGAATACACCTTCGTCGGTTGCCGCGGTCATGGCGGTAAACTGCATGGCTTTGCGCTCTTGGTAAATCAACGGTTTCAGGGCGCGGGTCGTGTCCAGTAGATACCAGGCCGCTTCCGTGCCGGCGAAAAGATTGGATACGGTACTGGCTTGACCGGTGCCGTCCACTTTTGCATACACGGGATGGTCGGTATCAAAAAAGTTCTGACCGTCGTAACACAACGTGGCGTGTGCATTTTTCAGCAAGGCAAACACCAATTCGTCGGGATGCACCGCCGATGCGCGGCCCATCTCGGCCATCATCGGCGCGTAAATGCCGACGTTGTCGTCTTCGATGTCGTTGCGGTTGACCTTGACCGAGCTTTCAAAATGCTTGTTGGTGATGGCATAGCCGTGCGCCTTCATATCTTGGAATACGCGGTCGCCCACCCATTCGCGGAAAGCGGGCCATTGGCCGAGCCAGCCGTAAGTATTGGAAGCGGTGGAAGACGGAATGACGGTGGCGATTTCCTTGTATTGGCTTTCCGCCATTTTCAGGCCGTCTTGGAAATTCTTTTTGAAGCCGATGAACAGGGCTTTTAAGGTGTCCGGGGTGATAATCATGTTGTCTTTTCCTTTATCGGATTACTTGGCCTTCGCATAATCTTCGGCAGAGATGCCCAATTGCGCGGCGACGGCTGCTTCTTCGGCGGTCAGCGGGGACGTACTGTCTGCGCCGCCTTTGCCGCCGGTCTGCGTTTTGCTCAAAGCGGCCAGTGCCAAGCTGCCGTCGATCAGGGCTTTAAACGCTTCAGGGTCTTTGGCGGCCAGTTGGCGCGCCGATGCTTCTTGATGCGGCAGCAGGCGGCCGTCTGAAAGAGCGGCACGGATCAGGCCGTCTGAAGTACCGCCCACTTCCATTGCAATCACTTTCTTGCTCAACGCAGCCACTTGCGCTTTGAGTTCGGCAACTTCGCCGTCGTCGGCATTACCGCCTTGCGGATTGTCTTCGGGCTTGCCGGCAGTGCCTTTATCGCCTTCTCCGCCTTGTGGTTCGTCTTTGTGTTCAGCCAGTGCCTCGGCCAGCGTTTTACCGCCCAGCTTTTCTTGTGCTTCGGCCAAAGCCGCTTCGATGGCTTTGTCGTCGGCATCCGCCGCCAAGCCCAAGAGCTTGATTAAAGCTTCCTTGTTCATACTTGTTTCCTGTTTGGGGTTGATAGAGTTTTGGCGGCTCAATGCAGCCAGAGCCATGCCGTCCAGTGCGGGCGAATTGGTCAACGCCACACTGTGCAGCCCGCGTACATTGCCCAGCGTGTCGTATTCGAGTACCGGCGACAGATAGCGGTATTCGCCGCTGTCTATCATGTCTTTGGCGCGCTGCGTCCATTTCACTTCGCCCATCAGGCCGCGCTCGTCATCCCACACATATTTGCTGATCCAGCCGGCGGCAGGGTTTTGCTGCCCCGTTTCGGCGGCTTTCAGCGTGGCGTGTTCGTAGTCGACCACAAGGTCGGTTTGTGCGGCGTCAAAGGCGGCAATGATTTGCTGCGCCAAGTCGGCGGACATCGTCCAGTGCGGCACACCCGTATCGGTGCGGCCGTCAACCGGTGCGAATTGGCCTTTGGGTACGATTTTGATTAAGCCGTCCGAACCGCCGACATGGGCGGCGGATAAGGCGGCAAGAAGGGTTTTGGTGTCCATAGCCCGCATTGTGCGGCAGCCGCGCCCTCGTCAAAGCTTGGCCTATGTCAGACAGATGATTTTCTAGGGAGGGGAAATGTACTTGCAGAGATACGCGCGGGATAGTGTTCAAAAGGTGTTCAAACGCGCGCAGGATTGATTTTCAGGCGATGGGTAGGGGTAAGTATGGGTTAGTGCGTTTTCGGGCTGTTTTTCGGCATTTTTCAGGCAGGCATGATTACCGCCCCTGAATGGCCTGTGCCAAATATTCCGCCACCGCATCGGATAGGGCCTTTTCGTCCTCCGGCTGCAGGGTCATAAACGGGCGTGCGGGAATATTGCTGCCGGGGTGGTTTACCTGTTTGGCGAAGCGGCCGCCGAATTTCAGCGCCTTGCCTTTTTTCGGTTTAATTAGGTGTGGCGAGGTTTTCCCACCGAAGTTATGGATGGCGGCATATTTCACATTGGTGCCGACCACCGCCGTATCGTTGGTACTGCTCGGCGTAATCGAATTGCGCAGGCGGCCGCTGGCCTGCAGCAGCCCCGAACCTTCACGCGCGGCCGGATATTTGCGCGGCGCCCAAGCGGGACGGCCTCCGGCGGCGAAATTATCCAGCACGGCGTTGCGCATGATGCGGGCAAGCCGTGTCATCAAAGGCTTGGTGTGGGCGGTACGCCGCGCCGCAGCATTTAAGCTGTTTTGCAGGGTGTCGGTGTTGATTTCGATTTCAATCATGCTTAAAATGTCCACAAAGCAAGGCGGGAGTTTCCTAGTGTAATGCCGAAAGGCTAAGGCGAAAGGTTGTCGACGCGGATGCGCCGTCATGATGTGGGTTCAAGTCCCACCACCGCCTCGCTTATCCTCAATACCGTTTCCCCTTTAAATGTTCATACAAGTGCCACTTGACGCCGGCCTTATCTATCTTTGTCCCCGTATCCAACGCATTGACGACCAAGTTCTCACGCGCACCGCTGGCCGGATTTTTCGAGCGGCGGAAACCGTCGTAATCCAAATGCACCACCACCTTATATAAGCTGTCCGGTTCATTCGGCACTGCATAAAACATCAACAGATAGTTATCGGCACGCTTGCCGCCGCCCGCCTCAAAATAGACGGCTTCCGGCGACCTTAAATTGTCGGTAACGGCCTGCCAAAAGCTGTCGGGTAACGGGCTGTTTTTAATGTCCCGCATCGCATGGCGCAGCAGACTGTCGGATGCAGCCACAATGCTGCTTTGCGGCAAAGGTAATCCCTTGGCGGCCATGCCGTCCAAAATATCCGGCGCAAGCGCGCCAATATAAAACGGCACATTTTGCGGAAAAGTTTTAACCCCCGCCTGTTGCGGCTTGATTTTCAGATAAGCGGCGAAAAGGCCGTCTGAAACCGCACGGCGCAACAGCGGGTCGTCAAATGCCTTATTCACCGCCACACTCGCCAGTTTCGGCGGCAGTTCCACTGCACGCTGCATCTGCAACTGCCCCAAGTTGGCCAAATGGCTTTTACCGACATTGTGCTGAAAGCCCGCATCGGTATAAAAACGGCGGCCGTCCGGCAGCTTGACCGCTTTGGCGGGGCGGGTATCGCCCTTGCGGTTGACCACCACTTCCGTATCTTCAAGCTGTGCTTTTTGCGGCAGCAGATTGCGCCGTTTCAAATCACTGTCTGAAAGCGCCCGCACGGTACAGCGGCAATTGAAGCCGTTTGGCGGGTAGAAGTAATCCCAAAACGGGTCGTCGATGTGATACACCGCACCATGCGCTGCCGCATGGCTTTGGCGTGTGCGGCTGTCCAAAATGGCCGAGTATTGCAGCCACGGCGCATCATCCCGACCTTCTTCAAACGCCTGCCAATGGCCGGCCATATAGGCCGACTGCATCTGCGTGCGGAAAATCGTTTCCATGCGGTGTTTGGTAATGCCGCGTCCGAGGACTTCGCCGCTGTCTCCGTCCACAATATCGCCGTCTTTGAGCAGATGCCAGTCATGCGCTTTCAGACGGCCTTGCACTTCATCGCGCCAAGCCTCAAACGACTTGCCCGATTTCGCCGCCTCATACATCGCCGCGTGAAACTCGCCGACAATATCCTGCCTGTGTATGCCCGCAACCGCCCGCGCCTTGGCCTGCGCTTCATTCCATTTCACATCCCAGTCGGGCGGGATATGGTAGCCCAAACCTTCAAAATATTTGACCGCCGCTTCCGGCTCCAAACCGAAGGCAAAACCTAAATCAGCCATTGAGCCGCCCCCACAGGTCGGAGATGAAAATCACCCGCGCCAAGGCCGTCTGAAATTCGGTGCTGTCCAAATACGGATAAGCCCGCAACAACCGCTCCTGCACATCCTCATAACTGTCGCCCTCGGCCAAAGCCTGACCCAGCCCGCGCAAAAACGGTTCGATATGCTCGGGCAGGGCGATCTTGTCCAAACCTGCATTATCGATGGCCGCCTGTCCCATATCCAAGATTTCGCCCTGCCTGCTCAAGGCCACGCGGCGGTAACTTAACGGCGAAACTTTGACACCTTCGCTTTCAGCCGCCTGCAAAGACAATACCGGTTCGTCGTCCGAAGCCAGCGGAATCGCCAGTTTTTCCTGCGCCCACGCCAGCGGAATCTTCATACCCATCTCTACCAACTTGGGCAAAGATTCGGCATAAACCGCCATATCTTCGGGCAGCTGTGTATCAAACTGGAAACGCGGCAGGCGGGTTTCATCCACGTTGCCTTTATTCAGCCGCAGCAGGGGCAGAATCAGTTGCTGCGTTATCGTACCGGCAAGCTGCTTGGCATCCGACACCAGCAAATCATGGCGCACCTCGTTATGCACCTGACCCAGCGCGTTGGTACTGGTTTTACCGTCGGCCATACTGGTGAGCGTACCGCCCAGAATCGCTTTTGACGATGTTTTATCCGCCCAGTCGATCATCGCCATAAACGGCTCGCTGCTGCCGTTGGCGGCATTAAGCAATTCGATATTCATGGTTTCGGGGATAATGCCCGCGGCGTTGTGTCCGATTTCCTTTACCGCCCGCAGCAGCGTGGTTTTATCGGTTTCGTCCGCCCCCACCGCATATTTGCCCAAGCGCGTCGGCAGGCCGTAAATTTCCAAGAACTCGGCCAAATCACGCACCGAGTAATTCTTGAACAAATACGGCCACACCAGCGTGCGCATCAGCCCGCCGCGTACCAGCAAACCCGAACGGCTGCGGTGTTTGTGTACCATCCAGCCGAACGCCCACAGCTCTTCCCCGTCCGGATTATCCTGTTTGGCCAGCCGCACATTATCGGCACCGTCCACCTTAAACCAGCCTTGCGGACGGTGGATAAAGTTTTTCGGCAGCCACAGGCCGCCCATTTGCTGCCATTCGATTTCCACACAGGCAAAGCCGTGCCCGACCGCATCCAAAAGGTCGAACATCATGTCTTCGAAATCGGTCAGACGCTCAAGCCATCCCCTGACTTCTTCGGCCAGCCGCCGTTCGGCGTCGGTGCTGTCCGGCGGCGGCATCACGCGCCAATCCAGCCCGATGACCACCCGCTTGCGCTTGCTCATCTCGGAAAAGATATGGCCGTCTTTCTCCTCGATGTCGGCAAACAGTTCCGACTGCGCCTTCAAATCGCCGCGCTCGGCCGCTTCCAAAATGCCGTGCAGCTTCTGCGGCGTCAAACCTTTGCTCGGGTGTTCGTGAGTCTGGGTGTTCTGGGCGAGTTCCGCCGTTTGCGGGGTGGATTTCGGCATACGGCCACCCGGCAGGATTTTGCTCAATGCACTGAAAATATTTTTCATCAATAAAAAAAGGGCAAGTTAAACTTGCCCCAAGTTTCTACTGCCTGCGCCAATCATAAGCCCTGCCCGGTGTCAGTTTTACCATGCGCCGCCGCCGAAGCCGCCGTCCGACCCATGTTTCGGCACCGCCATATATTCCACCGGCGCACTGTTGGCCGTTGCCCCCGACCACAACATATGCACCGCGTCGGGGCCGTCGTCATGGTCTGCCTTGGGAAAATGGCGAAACTGTTGGATTAAGGTTTGCTGATTGGCATGAAGCAAAATCAACCCGTTGGCCATATGCGGCTGCAAAGTCTCAATCCGCAGCAGCTTGTCGGCAATCGGTTTGACCGCCCGCGCCGGTACGGGAATGCCTTTTGCCGCACTTCGTTTGACCAGCTCGTCCTTCAGGAATTCCTGAAACTGCACCGTTTCCACAAACCACAGCTTGCACTTATATTGCGCGTGCAAGCGGATAACGTCTTCAATAATCAAATCGGGCAAACGCTTCTTAATCTGCGCCTCCACGATAAACAGCTTGCCGCTGCTTCTTTGATACCCGCCCACGATAATCGCGCTTGGGTCGCGGCTGGCCCCCGCTTTGCCGAGCGAAGGGTCGAGCGCGCCGAAATACACCAAATCGGCGGGCAGCTCCGCCCAAAACTGCATGGATTGGGCAAACGGCGCATCTTCACCGCTCACCGGATCATTCTGATATTCCGAATCGAAAGCCGCGTGTCCGTCGCGGGCGCGGATTTTCATCAAGGCCAACACGCCGCGCGCCGCCCAAGAGGTTTCCGCCCCGCGTTCCATTTCCGCTTTGTTCGTTTGATAGAACGCATCGGCCACCAACTCGCCTTCATTGCGGTACAACTCTTCCCATCTGTCCCACAAATCCATGCGGTCGGGCCATTTCAACATGGCTTTAAACTTGATGCCTTTCCAAAACGGATTATTGAGCGTTCGGTTCAACACACTGTCGTAATGCAAAATCGTGCCGATATAAATCACATCGTATTTTTGCCCCACGCCACCGAGCGGCAGCACGGTTTTCGTCAGCCACGCATTGAGCTTGTCGCGCTGTTCGGGATTTCGGACTTGTTCGTCGTTTTCAATATCGTCCAAAATCGTCAGGTCGGGGCGGTAAGGGCCGTGGCGCAATCCGCGCAGCTTTTTGCCGCTGCCCGCCACCTGCACCTTGATGTCGTTGGCCGTTACGATGGTACCTGCCTGCCATACGCGGCCTTGGCCGCAGACATCCGCAAAATCGGTTTTCAGGCGCGGGTTAAACTCCAATTCCGCTTTAATGGCTTCAAGCATCGGATATGCCTGGTCTATGCTGTCCATCACAATCACGCAGTAATGCTTGCGTCCCGTTATAATGCACCACAAAGTAAACAACTGCGTAACCTGCGTCGATTTACCCTCGCCGCGCGGCGCGCCAACCGCTTCGTTCTCGCCTTCCGGGGATTCGACGATTTCCGGTAAACGCCTGAATAAGAAGCGGTGCAGGTCGGATTTTTCAGGCGAACGGATATAATGCGGGAAGTAGGTATTGACGAAATACTCGTAACCGCCTACCGGGTCAAATACCTTCGCCCGCCGTTCAGCCACCGCCGTCGGCGAAGCATCGAAACCGTCTACTTCGGCCTCGATGACTTGGCGCAGATTGGCGGCGAGGGCGGACAGGGATTTGAGGAAATCTTTATTTTTCATAAGGGCAAAAAATGAAATCGATTGATTTAGAAATATCCAAACTGTTAGATGCAGGCAAATACACGCCGTCTGAAATACAAGATTTACTGGAGGAGCAAGGCTTTAAAATTTCACTGAAAAAATTAGCCGATCATCTAAATCTATTGGTTGCAATTGGTGTTACCTGTAAACATCCTGATGACACGTTTACTTCACGATTAAACTAACCGAACTTCCTCTCCACCTCCGCCCCGAACGGCTCCAGCACTTCCACAAAGGCAGCCAAATGTTTGGGGTGTTTTTCTTGCACGAATACCATCAGAAACTGCAACAACTCCAAAGCCGTCGCCAGTTGCGAGGTTTCCGGCAACACCCGCTTGTTCGCCGCCACCGTTTTCGTAAACGCATCGGCCAAACTCGCCAGCAGCTGCACCCGTTTGCTCGGCGGCAAATCTTCCACTTCCGCATCCTGCAACATCGTCATCGTCGCCTGATACTGCACCAGAAACGACGTCATCATCGCCCGCGCGATTTCGTCTATGCTGCCGCCGGCCAGCGTATGGGCCGCGCGCAGCTTGTTCCAGTCGTCGCCCTGCGCCTTGGCCTCATCGCGCCAGCGGCGGGCGGTGCCGAGCGATACGCCGCATAAAGCCGCCGCCGTCTCAAGGCTCTGCTCGCCGTTGCAGTAGAGTGCCCGCAGCTTGTCGCGGGTTGCCTTCGGATGCGCCATCGTTACAGCCCCAACTTGGCTCGGGCAAATGCGATGCCCGTAGCCACAATGCCGCCCGAAATCGCGCCCGCGGCCGCGCCGGTGGTTACCGACGTGCGGCGGCAGTCGGCATGGATTTTCTTGATTTCCGCATCCATGCGTTCCTGATTTTGTAACAATTTGTCCTGCTTACCGTTGATTTCGGCCAACGCTCTTAAAATAGGGTCTTGGTTTTGCATTATTTGTCTGCCTTCCGTTCGATTTTCTGGCCGACTTCTTTCAAATCAGCCTTGATTTCACGCAACAAGTTTAAGATTTCGTTCCTGTTGTCTTTTGCTTCCGCTTTCGTCTGATAAGATGTTTCTACGCTGTGCAACCTGCCGAGCAGTTCATCACGATCTTTGCGGGCTTCTTTCAGGCCGTCCGAAATCCCTTTCACCCAATACCACAACAAAGCAATCAGAAACGACACCAACGTGCCGAACACATATTCCACCGTAATCGGCGTATCTCCACTCATCACACTTCTCCAAACACCACCCGGCAGGCCGCCATACCATAAGGCATGCGGTCGGATTCGACAGTCAGCGCATCCCCGTCGGCTTCCACTTCAAACTTTTCCGCCAGCGCCTGTTTGACTGCCGCGAATTGATGCTCGAAGGCCACATAGCCCAAATTAACGACAAACGTTACCTCAAACCGCGCATCCATCCGCATCGCATAGCCCCACATCGTGCGGCTCAAAGTTTCGGCCACCGCCGCGATGAACGGCTCTTGCTCGTTGGCCTTTTGCAGCCCGATTTGCAAACCCGCTTGGCGTACCGCCAGCTGGCGTTCTATCAATTCACGATACACGGTCATTCTTTGACACCTTTCACCCACTCCCGCCATGCCGCGTTTTGATTTTCCAATTCCGCAACATAGCCGCCAAACTCCACCGCATGCTCCAGCAGCGCATCGGCA